GTCGTCAGTTGCGCCGGCGCCTTTTGGCACAATCTTGATAGCCCGTTTGGACACCCGCACGTCGTTGACCGTGCTATTGACGTACTGGCTCAACTCGTCCAGGCTCAGGCAGGGGCGTCCTGCCGCTTGACGGACGCGTCGTTCGCGGGGCTCCCAGGGATCACCCGAGATGAACTTCATGTCCGTGCGCGCTTCCTCACGGATCTCGCGCCACTGCGCCATGTAGTAGTCAAAGTTCTGGCGAATCTCCTTGAGCAGGTCGTTGTTGTTGGGCATCAAGCGTCCTTCATCGCCTACCTTGATGGTTCCGCCAGTTATAACTATGCGATTCGCTGTCGCTCTTGCTTTTCACTTTGGCGGGCAGTTTCTTCCGTGGAGTTGTGGCAAACTCCCGCAGTTGCGAATCAGACATCTGCATCAGGCCCTTGTTGCGCTTGTAGAGCTTCCCCGGCTCATGCAGAGCTATCGCCATCGCCCGTTGCTGAGCCTTTGATTTGGCCGGCATTTCAGTCGCCTCCCTCTCGCCAACTGCGGTAAAGAATCAGGAGCGCCGAGCCGATCAGCACTGAACCGAAAAGCCGTATCGCCAAAACGTACTCGTCCATAAATCACCTCAACCATCGCCCTCGTCTTTTGTGGGAACTACCTTGGTTTCCTCGACTGTGGTAACAACCTTAGTCTCGGGAGTTGCCTTACTCGCGGCGGTTGAGCGGTGCGCGGGTTCGACCGTTGTTTCTTGAACGGTTGTCCTGATCTGTTTGTGATCCGGCACCGGCTTTTGCCGAAGGAACATCATCATGCTCATGATACCGTTCACCACAAACATTGCGCTCATCAGGGACAGGAGTTTTGGCAGTCCGTCGTTAAGGTTGTAGTCTTTGGGGTCCATCCCTACCACAACAAACCCGCTGGTGACCGCCGAGGCTCCGCCCCCAATAAACGCGCCGGTCAAACCATAGACCCATTCACCGAAATCGAGACTGCCGAACCCGAGAGGAAGTTCCATTGTGGCTCACCGAATACAAATGCGCTGGATGATTCTCATGTGAAGGAAGTTCCGTAAACTGTAAACTCTCGATCCGGGGTTGTGACGATCAAGGCGCCGGCGGCTTCCCACCGATACAACCATGTGCCTGCCGTCGCCACGACAAAGAGCATGGTATAGACGCCCGTGCTCTCCTTCGTCAGTTGACCCCCGGCGTAAGTATATGAGGTCTGCGAACCTCCGGGCGGGCGCACTTTCAAAGTGGTGGTCGTTGGATCGGTGAGCGCACCTGCGAGATTGCTGAAGGACGCGCGAAAACGAATCTCGGAACCAATGCTCAGCACTTGATTATCTCCGAGACGACCTTCCCGGTCGGTTCCCAGGAATCTGTAATCGTGGCCGTCGCATAGATTTCATCGGTGATCTTGTTCGATTCGATAATAGCATAGATGCACCCTAGTGGCCCAGTCGCTAAAACAGAAGGAAATTGACCATTCAGGATCAGCGTGCCTACAGGAACCTGAATGTTGGCGCCCCGACCAACAGTCGGGACATGACCGATCAGCGTCAGAAGTCCCGTATTGACCGGGATTGCAGTGGGCGCTATTACAGTTGGAACCTGGCCGCTGAGTGAAAGACTTCCTGCCTCGACCAGGATGCTTAGATGGAGTTGCGGGGTGAATCCATCGAACGACAGCAATCCGGCCGGGACAGCGACCGCGACCGGAATGAGGGGAACCTGCCCCGTGAGCGTCAGGCTGCCGGTATCCACGGGTACGGCCAGATTCATTTGCGGGCTGAATCCTGTCAGGTCGAGCGAGCCGACAGGTATAGAGACCACGACTGGTTGTAGAATTGTTGGAACTTCTCCCGTCAGGGTGAGTTCACCGACCGGAATAGCGATTGTGAAGCTGACGCCGACTATTGGAATCTGCCCGGTAAGAGTCAGTTCCCCGGTCGCGATCGGCACTGTCAAATTGACAGCGGGACCATAGCCCGTCAGGGTGAGTTCACCGGCGGGGACGGCGACCAGAAAGGTGATAACGGGCGTAGGATCGTGCCCGGTGAGGCTCAACGTCCCAGTGGCAGGTAAGATGCCGAAGTTCGCTTGGGGCGAATTGCCGGTGAGAGCTAACTCACCAACCGGAGGGATGACCACCACATTCGCGGCGGCAAGAACCGTGGGGGCCTGCCCGTTGAGGGCCAACGCGCCCGCGTCGGGCAAGACACCTGTGGCGAGGACCGGAGCCTGGCCGTTTAGGGTCAACTCCCCGAGCGGGACGGGCACCGCGACCGGATTCAGGATGGTGGGCGCTTGGCCTGTCAGCGTCAGTTCACCAGCCGGGGGAGTGACGAATATGTTGTTTGCAGCTGTGACAACAGGCGCTTGGCCCGTGAAAACCAAAGCGCCGACTGCGACGGGAACTGCGAGATTGACCTGCGGAGCCTGCCCGGAAAGAACCAACGCAGCCGCCGGGACCGACACTGTCACTGGGGTAATGATCGTGGGCGCAAAACCCGTCAGCCCCAGCAAGCCAACGCCCACGGCGATAACTGTTCCAGCCGCCGCGGTAAAAAGCGCCTCTGCTATGACTCCACCGCAGCGCGGGTCAGGCGCAGCATCACTGGAAAAACCGAAGCGGAATAAGAGAGCATCAAAAGCTGCATCTGTCCAAGCTCCCCCCGAGGGTTTCGTAGGGTAGCCTTTGGTCCGAAATACGTCAGAAGTTTCAGAAGGATCGCCGGAGTACACGTCGGAATCAGTAGAGCCATCACGAATCCGATACGTCGCATTGTTCGCGGTTGCCGTATCCGATCGTATCGCAAGAGAAACCTGCACATGCAGGGGCGCGGTGGTCTCGGCGGAATCGGCGAGTACTACTTCAACGTAGTCGCCTGTCCCGATCGCACTCTGCGTCACATATTCAGTCTCGGCCGAGAGGGGCACAGCGTCCATCTGATCGTAAGCAGGATTGGAGCCGCTGATGGCGACGTTCCCGGCGTCCTCGAAATTCGCCGCATTCGAATGCGTGCCGTCCGCGCTCGGCTGATACCCGAGGACGTAGATATCGCCAATGGGATAGTCTCCAGCGGTAAAGCTGTACGCACAGTCATCAAGGAAGAAATCAACCGTGGTCGTTCCGGTCGCATGGCCAAATGAAATGGTTCCTATGTCATCAGCAGCGGTAGCTAAAGTTGCCTGCGTTTCTGCCACCCCGTCGATACGCCAATCAAGAGTCCACGGGTCGGCGCTGGTATCCAGACGACACTCAACTCGGTACCATGTTCCAAGCGAAGGTCCGGAAGAACTTACTTGCGCTGTTCCTGAGCCTACTTGCGCGAACCATTTGTTCGTACCTGCTCGGATGCCAATTTTTACCACAACGGCGCCCGACTGTACGACTAAGATAAAAGCATCGAAACTCGGGGGAAACGCAGCAAAATTAACGTGCACGACAGCTACGAGACGCCTGTTCCCAGCCGGGATATTGCGCGTGAGGCCCTGAAGAAACGCTGCTGGATTTATGCGAAGTGACGCTACGCCGGTGCGTTTTGTAGATGTGCTGATTGTCGGGCTGCCGGGAACACTATCCCACAACGCCTCGCCTGTCGCGTGGCTAGCGCCTAATGCGGCAACTTGGTGCTCAAAGCCAGTTCCAAATATCAGCGTTGGCATAGCGCATTCGCATTAGGCTCATCGAATCAGAGGCGTTCGGATCGTTCCGAGCGACCCAAAGTTGACAAACAACGAGAGTAGCCAGAGCACCACTAGGATGATGGCCACCACATTGATGATGCGCTTGATCGGCAAGCGCGCCGTCCAGCATGGCGACATCGCCACCGACAATCAGTGGAATCCGGTCCAGCAGGGGGCTGGCGATACGCTGACCGCCCGTGCGGTGTCGATCGATGACGCTTCGCTCAAGGCGATCGGTGCAATGGTCGCCGCAGCGGTGGCCGAGGCATTGAGTAAGAAATAGACCTTCGGGAAGACGGCGAAGGATAAGCGGAAAGGCGTTAGGAGAGTTGCGTTCGCAACTCATCTTACGCCGTCATTCCAGTGACGGTTAATATCCCAGAGGCGTTCAGTTGAATCGTCAAAGTGTTGCCGGTAGTGACGGTAATGTCCGCAGGGGTCGTATCTAGGAGGCTGTAGCAGATCAGCGGATCTGCCGGGGCTGTTGGCGTGTCGTCCCAGATGACGGCAAAGCGGCAGACAATGGAACCGCCTGAGGCGGTCCACACGGGATCGGTGGAGGAATCCCACGTCGTGGTGTCGGTCGTAAACGACCAGACAGGAGTGAGCGTGATCCCGCCGGTAGTGTAGCCGTTGGCGTTGGCGTGCTCATTGGTGAGATCCGCCCTCACGGCGTTGCTGACCGTAGCGGCGTTCGAAGTGGACAGATAGAGCGCCATCTTGAACGTATCGGTGTCCATCTCGAACACCTTGTTCCCCAGACGCTCCGGAAACGACTGATACTTACGCCAAGCAGATGCAGCCATGTCAATCCTCCAAGGGTACACCCTCAATCACGACACGTGCTTTTAAGAAAAAGTAGCGACCGCAACTTACGCAGCAGCGCGGGTCCTTGATGTTCTCAACCTGTACGATATCACCCTCGCGGACCATCAGCACCTCGCAGAAGCCGGCAACACAGTACGGGCAGGTGATCCGCAGAACATCCGCAGACGGCCCGCCTGAAATACGCGGCAGGTCTGAGAGGCTGGGCGGCATCTGCATCAGTTCACCACCAAATAGCTGAAGCACGCCGGATTCGTGGTCGGTGCAGTGCCGACCGTGATAGTGAAACTCGTACCTGCGGTTCTGGCGGTGACTCCATACTCATCGACGAGCGTGGTGTTGCAGGTCACCCCCAACTTGGTGCCAAGGCTCGAATCGAACAGAATCAAAATCTGGCTGTTGGCAGTAACGGCGGTGGTATTGACTACCTTGGTTGTAGCCGCAGCCGCCACTGTGACCGAGCCGGCCGCCGCCGATGCGCAGACCGCAGGCGAGGCCGAACTGGAGCAATTCGTTGCCGTTTTGTAGATAGTGCCGGTGATCCCGACTGACCCGCAAGGACCGATCGTGTTGGTCCCGATGTAACAGCCAACGTCTTCGGTAGCGCCAGTCGTGACAGTTCCGAAAGCTCCAAGGCTACTGCCGAGACGAGGTACTTGGCCGGACAGTAAGACCCCTGCAAGCACCGCAATCAGAACTATCTTTGCTCGTTGAACCATAGGAGGACCTTTAGTGTGCTCGTCTCGTTCGCTGGGCGCAGCGTCACGTTCTCGGTTGAGGCGTTTCCCTGCAAGACAATTCCGGTGAGATCAATGGTAATACCCTGACCGCCAGCGGCAACCTGGAAGACTCCCACGGTCGATCCGGCGCCGACATTACTCGCGGAGAACGCCTGTGCTGTGCTGCTGGCGCCTGTCAGCGGCACGATGGTCATGGCCGTAGTCGTGGCCGCTGTGCCGCGCAATTCAAGCGTTACGGTGGTGGCGACCGTGCTGTGAATCCATGCCGCTTGCGGGCGAATCACGCGGTTTGAAGTGGTTGGCTTCTGAAGGGTGATCGCTTGGCTTGAAGGATTTGAGATAGCGATGTAGGCGGTAAAAGAGTCAGCGACTTCTTGCCCTTGCGCCAGAACCGCCAAAACAAGCAACCCCAGGAATGTTTTCATCATGGTAAGCATACCACAGTTTACGACCACGGCCCTCCAGAAAAAGGAATGCGGCTAGCTTTTTGCGGGCGCGGCGGAGCGACCTTACGAGCAAACGTCAGCGCCAAGCCATCCGCATCGTCCGGGCTGCGCTCCCCGCGCTTGGTGAGGTCCTGCTTGGATTCGAGAACCAGCTTGTTTGATCGGTTCAGATGGTAGCCAGGCAGTCCGAGCTGGTAACTCAGTGGCTCCTCTTCAGGGATGGCGCCGATCAGCAGCCATTCCTTCATCGCATCCCACATATAGGCCCGCATGTTGGCTTGATGCTGGTTAGGAGAGTCGCCGCCAAAGTTGATTTCATGCACTTGCTGAAAGCCGAGCATGTGGAGGCGCTCGATGATCGGAGAACCNAAGGCGGAATCGATAAACATGGCCGTGATCTTATGCTCTGGCCTNTGATCGGATAGAAGTTCGGCGAGTCTGCCTACCAGCAAACCTCGATCATGTCGGATGGCCTCGCCCGGTATNCGNATGCGCGGGATAGTGCGGGCATCCATGCCNCGACGGAAGAACACAACATTCCATGCGGCGCCGCCGCCAGAGACATCGACTCCGGCAATCAGAGGCTCTTCAGGAAGCACCCGGATCGGTCGGCGCATCGCTTGACGGATGCGTTGATGGTCGATGAACTGGAACTCAGACGCAAGAGGAGGCAACCCCAGGACGCGCACGCGGACCCAATCCGAGTCTTCGCCGTAATCATGCAGCCACTCCTCGATCAGTTGCTTATTCGTAAAGCGCGAACTGCGACTGTCCAGAGTCCGGCGGTTCCAGCGCTCACTGTCTTTACCAAAGCAGATATTGTGGAACTCGCCGGTGTTACGCTCGGGCTGCCCCCAAGCGAAAAACATTGGTTCGCCGTCGGTCAGTCCCCCATAGGCAACCTGCCAGATCGTATCGGGGACAGCGCTTGCCTCATCAAACATGTACCATGACGTGCTGGTACGGGCGTGCTGGCCGGCGAAGCTCTGAGCGTTTTCCTCTTTGCACGTCTGCGCCACGATCTTCCAGTCGTTCGGGCTGCTCTTCGCGTAGATACCCGAGGCCATGACCTCAAACCAATGCGCAGTGATGGACAAGCGCACCCAGTACTGAATCGCCGACCAAGTACGTTCCTCAAGCTGCGTGGCCGTCCCAGCCGTAACCGTACCTGTCGAATAAGGCCGAGTGCTCAAAATCCAGCAAGCAATCCAGGCGCCCATCGCCGTTTTGCCGGTTCCATGTCCGCTCGAAGCCGCCATGCGAATAGGCCGAACAGGATTCACGCCGTCGAATTTTCGCAGCACAACTTCGTGCCCCAATGCCCGCAGAAACTCTCGCTGATTATCGTCCGGACCTGTCTCGCTCTTGAGCGGACCGGGCTCCCCCCAGGGGAAGGCCATCATGACGAAGCCCAGGGGGTCCTCATAGTAGCGCTGGACCAGATCGGCTAGATCGAGGTGCGGATTGGTGGCGGCGGCCATTTCAGGGTTTCTTTCGCTTGATCGCTATCTGCTGCTCCAACTCATCGATGGCCTCGCTCGGGAATCCCCTGATCGCTTTCACCGAAAGCAGCGCGGTAAGCGGTTTCTGGGGTCATCGGCTTGCTCGTTTCTGGAAAAAGGCCAGGCCCTTCGATGGCGATCCGCCGAGCATGCTCAGCTTCTTCCACGTACCGCCGAACTGCCGTGACAAGCTCGGAAGTGGGACGGTTCTGAAGCATTTTCGCAAGTTGCACCCCTTCTGCCGTCCATTGTTGTTGCGAGAATAAGCCAGATTGCTTGAGAAAGGCATCGAGGTCTTTCTGCCCATAGGACCGCGCCGCTTCGATCAAGTCTACGGCTTCCTGAATACGCGGCGTCAGGCTAAACTCTCCGGTTTCAGCACGAACCAAAGGCGCGGCCATACGTTCCAGTTTCCCTCGAATGGAAGGCGGGATGGTGTCAAGCTGCGCCGGATCGCGGAAGAAACGTCCAAGAATTAACTTTGAGATTCGTTCCTTTCCTGCTCTGGTCAACAGGTCCGCTTCAGCGAGCCCGGCACGTTCTTGTGGGGCAATGACGCCATCATCAATCAGGCGGTTAAGAACTTCCCCGCCGCCCCTGCCCTCCAAGACCTGCGCCAGCGTTGCATCCGGGCCTTGCCGCTCAAGACGGCCAGCAACATCATCGAGTGTTGAAATCGGCACACGGCGGGAATCTGCGATGGCTTGTTCTGCGGGCCGAAGTGCAGCCGTTCCGGNTCGATTGAAAAGCGTCANTGCATCCTGCTTGGAAGAAGGTGTCGTGAGTTCGGAATTATGGATGCGACGAAAAAGCCCAGGCTTTCTCATGCTGGCAACCGTATCAGGGTTCACCCCGAATTTGGGCGCTTCGTCTTGAAGCATCTGACGATAGGCCCGTGCACCTTCAGGATTTTGGGCGTAGACCCGATCAAGGATCATCTTGCGGCCGTTGCCGGCCAAAACATTGCCCGCACCNTCAATCACGGTCGGCCCGTTGGTTGCGTCCGGGTTGTCGGTGATAAGCCAAGCCGGTTTGAANTTCTTCGGCAAAGCTCCGTTTAGAATCTTCGCCCGATTATCTGGCACCGAGTAATCACGGTCATTTTTCAGGTTGTACTTGGGGTTTTCAGCGAACGTCACGCCATTGTGCGAGGCCTGGATTTCGTCTAGTTCACGTACTTCGTAGGTAACGCGGTAGGTGATTTCGGAGCC